CTACTAGATGATCCACTACTACTGCTGCTACTAGAAGATCCACTGGACGTGGTGGTTGTAGTAGAAGTTGTTGTAGTTGTAGTAGTATTAGTGCTGCTGACAGAGCTGCTAACACTTTGGACGTTGCTTACGTTTTGTGTTACACCTGCAACGAGGATGTCATCAGCGGTAAAATCTTGATCATAAGTATCGATTACAGGACTGTCACCTGAAAGGATGCCTTCTTCTGCAACCTGAATATTTTGACCATCTCTTCTATACCGAGTCCGCTCCAGATACTTAGCGGTAGGATTGATGACACTAGTTTTATTGCCATCTCTATCAAGCTCTGGACTTTCTTCATAATCAGTAAGACGATCAACTTCAGATTCAAAGAATGCTACGAAATTGCCATCAGGAATACCAATGAGTCTTTTCTTTTCATTGATCATAGTTTCATGCTCTAAGTTAGTCACAGGGAATATTGATTGATCCCTACCAAGAGTTGTCCCATCGGGAAGAGTCACAATGTAATCTTCATTTACTTCTATACCTTCTTTGTTGAAGATTGCTCCATCAAATTCAACTTCTTTTGTTTCCCAGTGGTGAATTGCATCGGGATCACTATATTGAGATACTGTATATTGCAATAGTGCGTTTGTATCCATAGGCCACTGTGTATATGGATCGGTAATGTTGTTTGCCAACAGTATTACCCAGTCCAACTCGGAGTCTCCAAAGAAATCAAATGCAAGAGTTTCGGGTCTCTCACCATCTTCGATATAATATGCCTCATAGGAATTGACATACTTTTCAATCTTATCAGCGAGGACAATCCTCCTGAATATATTCTTGACTAGTTTTTTGTCAATGCCACCGATGGCATTTCCTTCCCAAACATAATGATTTGGTAAAAAATCGAAGTATGCCATATTAGAATCCTGCTACTGCGTCTGCTTGTGTTACAATTCTTGCTTCTGCAAAATTGAGTGTTAATTCAACTGCAGGCACCATCATTTGCTTCAGAGAGCCATCACCATTTGTCCTAAGATCTGCAATAGCATCCTTGAAAGATACATACTGACCATCTGGTGTATAATTTACGTTTACAGATTGACAGACACATGGTTGGAATTTATAGTGAGGCACAGGTGAGATTGTGTCTGATTCCATATTCAGTCTGACAAATTCTAAAGCAAAATAGTCAGGCACTTTAAGATATCTACCTGCCGTAGAGAGTTTTGTATTCTTCTTACTTTTGAAGGTGTTGTTACTATTGTTACCCTGATTATTTTTATTTTTCTTTGCCTTAGCGTCTTCCAATATTGGAAGGGATCCTTCCTTAAAGTATTGAATAATATTCAGAATTTCCTTTGCTTCTTTCTTATTTCGCGCAAGCATTTTGATAGTAAAGGTGTGATTTCTAAAGTTGATACCTTGGAAAACCTGCTCAGTATAAGGATTCATAACCTTTCCCTGAGACAAAGCACTCAAGACATTGCCTGTAATATCACCACCCAAACTACCCATCTGATTTAAACTTTGGATAGCAGTAGCACCTTTATTAAATAGCACCTCTGGAAGAGCACCACCAGCACTTCTCTGCACAATGTCAGTAAGCATTTCATTTAATTGCTCACCACCCATTCCATCTGTGATTGCTGATGCAAGTCTGGTAGCAGCAATGCCAAGCACACCCATGTTTGCTTGATTATACGTTGCCGTATAGTTTGCCGTAATGTTATGCGGCATGGTCAAGTATGCTATAGTAGGATTCAACGTAGTCGTTGCCTTATTATCAGGAAGATTCAATCCTCCATACTGTGTATCCGAATAGTTAACTCTAAACCTTTGGAATCTAAGGAAATCCATCCTTCCAGTTGGTCCTTCTGTGCTTTCTAGGTAGGGACTACCAGCAACAGGGGGCTTTAGAGGATACTTTAAAACAGATCCAGATGATTTTCCCTTAGCCATTGGGTCTAAATAGATATATGATCATACAATCTATTTATGAGGTATCAGGGAAAGTATAGACCTTCCTTTCCGAGGAAGTATAAGGGCGACCCTGCCAATATCATTTATAGATCATCTTGGGAATATAAATTTATGAAATGGTGTGACATTACACCATCAATTGAAGAGTGGGGAAGTGAAGAGATCATCATACCTTACATATCTCCCGTAGATGGTAAGCGTCATCGTTATTTTCCTGATTTTTATTTAAAAATTGGTCGCAATAAGTATTTGGTTGAGGTAAAACCATACCGACAAACCAAAGAACCACCCACACAAAAGAGGGTGACTAAAAGATATATTAATGAGGTTGTTACTTGGAGTGTCAACCAAGCAAAGTGGAAAGCAGCGACAGAATTTTGTATAGATAATGGTTGGGAGTTTAAGATTATTACCGAAAAGGAATTAAAGGTATAACATGGCAGGAAACAAAAATTATCTAAGAAGAAAGGGTAGACACTCAAGCTCCTTTAGAATCTCTGAGTTTCAGTCATTCTTTAAGGACAATGAAAATGGACCAGCAACACAGAATCTGTATGCTGTCAATTTTGCAACGCCAAGGTGCCTGAGATCTGGTAGATATATGCTGTATGGCAAGTATGATCTGGAAGTCAGAGACGAAAATAAGATCTTAAACTATTATGCTGACAGTGTTAATCTTCCTAGTAAGCAGGTAACCACTGGTCAAATTAAAAATGTTGGTGCAGCATATAACTATGCAACCACCTCAACATTCAGTCAGATTAGTATTACATTCAGAATGCCTAGGTCACATAAGACTAGGATGATCTTTGAAAAGTGGATACAAATCATGTCCAGTGATTCTAATCAGATGACTGATTATTATGATGATTATACTGCTCCCCACCTGTATATTTTCAAGTATGAAAGAGGTGGTGGTAAAATCTTTGACTTGACAAAAGAAACCAAAAGATTCTATAAGAAGAATGGTATTCCACTTCCAAAAAAAGCAGACTTTTTTAAAGATCACCAACTAGTTGGTGTGTATGATATGGAAAATGTGTTTCCATATAATATTGGATCTATGAATCTCAATAACCAGCAGGCTCAGACACTCACATTGGATGTTGGATTCTATTACGAGAGATATAGATTCTATGGTAAGCAGATTCTAGATGATGATGGTAGAGCATTCTACTTTAACACTGGTGCTTCTGATGATTCTCCGTTACCTATTCCTGGACAGTCAATCAACGATCCAAATCCAGCAACACAAACTAGAGCACCAGCGGCACAAAACCTTAAAACTAACTCTTCAAAATCTGGTGGTCAGTTAATGTCTGGCTCCACTTTGAGCAATAACACCACCGCGTAACCCCCTAAATAAAAATACTGAGTTGAATTTCTATGGCATTACCTAAGTTAAGTGTACCTTATTATAATACCAAACTACCTTCTGATGGTAGAGCGGTTAAATATAGACCTTTCCTGGTTAAAGAAGAGAAACTTCTGTTTCTTGCAATGGAATCAGGTGATCAAGAAGACATGATTGATGCTGTCAAACGCATCCTTACTGACTGCACCAACATCAAAAAAATTGATGACCTTGCTACATTCGATATTGAATATCTTTTCTTGAGAATCAGGGCATCATCTGTTGGTGAAACTGTTGAAGTTAATCTCACATGTCCTGACGATGATGAGACTGAGGTAAAGGTTGAAATCCCCTTGGACGATATTAAAATTGTCAAGAATAAAGATCACACCAATGAAATTAAATTGAGTGATGATGTTATTGTCACCATGGGTTATCCTAGTTTGGATACCTTCATCAAAGGAAACTTTGATGTTGATGATGGTGAGAGTGCTGGGTCTGCTTTAGATCAAGTGTTTGATCTTGCTGCAGAATGCATTGTTAGTATTGCTGATGCCAATCAAGTTTATGATTGTGCAGACACACCTAGGGCAGAAATGCGTGAATGGTTTGAGCAATTTAACAGCAAGCAATTCCAGCAGATTCAAAAATACTTTGAGTCAATGCCCAAACTTTCTCATACCTTAGAGGTTGAGAATCCTAATACTGGGGTTAAGAGTGAGGTTGTTATTGAAGGACTTGCATCTTTTTTCGCATAGCCCTTTTACATAATGATTTGGAGACATATTTTGAATCCAATTTCGCCTTGATGCATCACCATAAGTGGGACATTCAATACATAGAAAACTTGATGCCTTGGGAAAAAGAAATTTACGTTCAGATGTTGATCCAATTCCTCAAAGAAGAGGAGCGAAGAGCCAAAGAACGACAAATGTCAGGTAGATGACCTCTAAAATAAAAGCACATAAGTTTGTTTCTCCTGCAGGTGTTTCTACTAATAGTACATCTGCAGCAAAACTGGTTCGTGGCGCAACTCTTTCTTTCAACAGGATGGGTGCCAGTGTAGAAGGGATCGGCAGAATTTTAGAGGACATCAATAAGAATAATAGATCTGCGAAGATCTTAGAGAAGAAGAATGAAGAGATTCGTAGGCGTCAAGCAAGATTAGAAGCAGATCGTTTAGCAGAAGAAAGGCAAGAAGGTAAGACTAAATCTCCATCACAGATGGAGAGAGAAGGTAAGGCAGAAGAAGCTAGAGATCCCAAACTTAAAAAGAAACGTAAGGGATTCATGAGTTTCCTTGACGGTCTTTTACAACCGTTTGTTGGTTTCTTTGGTAACCTGCTGGCAATTGGTATAGGTGCAGCTACATTAAATTGGTTGTCTGATGAAAATAATCAGAAGACGATCAGTGAATTTATGAAGAAGTTTACCTTCGTTGTTAAGAAGGTATGGGGTTTCATCAAAGCAGCGGTTGATAATATTGGTGATGGATTTAGTAAGTTAGTAGATCCTGATAGCGGATTCTTAGATAGGCTTGGTGGATTGGGTCAGATGATGTTTGGCATCATTGGATTAAAATATCTGATGAATCCATTCAGTTTGGTCACCGATCTGCTGAGCGTATTAGATTTATTCAATAACTACGATCCTTCCAGAACTAGAAGTGGTGATGATGGCAAGAATAATAATAGACGTAAACGAGGAGATACAACTGGATCAACAAACAGAGTTGACGATGGAGGTTTAGATAAGGACGGTAAACCCAAACCTAGGAGTGGTCCTGTTGATAACCCACGTCAGAGTGGTGTTAATAAATTTTCTAAGTTACATGGTAACGAAGCTGCTCGTGCTTGGTCGGGTGCATATGATGATGCAGTACGAGATGGACTATCGCCATCTCAAGCAACACAAAGAGCAAATACAAAAACAAATAGACTACTTAATAATGGTAGATTATCTTCTGCTCCTAAAACAGGTAGTTTAGCACCTACTACTCAGGTAAGAGGTAGCACTCTGACAAAGGGTGTTGGCGACACCTTTGGTAAGTTTAGACTTGATAAACTATCTAAGAGATTTATCCTCAAATTCTTAGGTAAGGGTGGTTATAAAGGTGTGATGGCACTGATCAAGAAGATCAGGATTCCATTCTTTAGCACCTTTATCACTGCAGTATTCAACTGGATTGCTGGTGACTCTGTGCTGGAAGCAGCATCCAAGGGTCTCGGTGCTGGTTTGGGTGAGGTATTAGGTGGATGGGCAGGTGGTGCTATTGGTGCCTTTGGTGGTCCTGCAGCACCTATTACAATACCGTTAGGTGCATTCGTCGGATCGATGCTCGGTGCCATTGCTGGTGAAGCAATTGGTGGATGGATCTACCGCACCATGACAGGTAAGACAGGAGAGGGTGAAGGTTTAGGTGCTTTAGGTAAAGCAGCATTAGAAGGTGCCAAGAAACTTTGGACAGACTTCATTGCTAACGGAGAATTCTGGGCAGGACTTTGGGAGTCCCTAAAGAATCTCGGTGGTAAGATCATGGATGGTGCATGGAATGCAATCACTTCCATGTGGAATTTTGCTAGTGGTGCTGTCTTAGACTTTGGTAAGATGCTGATGGAAGCATCTAAACCATGGCGTGAAGCAGTCTGGGCAGCATTCCAAAAGTATGTGCTGAATGGACCACAAGAGTTGGTCAGCATGATTTTTGACACCATCTTTAGTGCTGCTAAAGGTGTTGGAAAATTATTTAAAGAGGGTGCTCCTATCCTGCTTCAGATGATTCAGCAGTCAGCAACAGCTGCATATCAGTGGGTCTTTGAAAAGGTAAGGACACTTTTCGATGCAGTCACATCTAATCTACTCAATCCTTGGGGTGCTATTGGAGCACTGCTAGATTTTATTAATCCAGCAAAAATTCCCGAAAGAATCAAGGAGTTGATGAGTGCCGTAGGCATCAAAGTTTCCAAGACTGTTTCTGAAGGATTTGCAAAGGCAAAAGAAATTGGTGAGATAATTATTGATCCCATTAAGGGATACATCGATCCAGCAGTTAGAGCAATTCAAGAGACATGGAAGATTGCAACTGGCATTCCTGGTTTTGTTTATGACAATGCCATCAAACCAATCTTCTCTACTGTTGGTGAGATCTGGAATTCTGGTGGAAAGATTTGGGAGTGGTTGAATAAAGAAAATACATTCCAAGATCTTACAGGTGCAGAACCTGTTGATGTTAGTGCTTCAATACAGCAACTGTCTGGCGGTGGTAAAGTCGCTCTGTATGCTGGTCATGCTGATATGACTATTCCTCACTCATCTGGTGCTTATGGCACTAGTGGTGGCGGCATTGTAGGTAGTGGTGCAAATGCTAGATCGACTGCACCAACGATGCCTTATGCCAAGGGATATCAAAGTAACGAGGCATATTTTAACGATAAGATTGCACAGAAAGCAGCTGGATTATCTGGTGGTCTTGCGATGTATAGGAAACCTGTAAGGGTTGGTCCTTCATCTCATCCACAATCCAATTACTCTAGGATTGATGCTGATAACTCTGCTGGCATCACAACAGTTGAGATCCATATGGATGCACCCACACCAATGGGTAAGCCTGGCATGATGGGCATGAACCCAAACATGGCAGCACGGGGTAAAGAGAATGGATTCCTCAACGCTTTAAATTCTGCATATGGTATTCACCCAGCGCAAAAAGATGATCTTGGCGCTGTCAATAGAAACACCTTGTCATCACTCCTGGAAGTTGCACCATTAAATCAGAATATTTTAGATGGTCCTCAGGCATTTATTAATAGAGAAGCATCTAAGATTGCCAATGCAATTAAGGCAGGTGCTAAAGGTAACATCCCTACAATTACTGGCGAGGGTGACACAACTGTAACTGCTCCTTCAGATTCTTCATCTCCACAACCAACTGGATCTCCAACTGGAGCACCAGTCCCACCACCTCCACCTCCGCCGCCGAAGAAATTCTTTGAGTCATTGCCTGGTATGCTCAAAGATTTTGCTAATACACTGGCAGGTGGTAAGCCTGGTGAGGATATCTTAAACATTGGTGACCTTAATGTTTCATTCGATGAGAAAGGTAATCAAATTATACCTGAGGGTGCTGAAGAGACTACCCCCAAGGTTAATTTTATGGATGCTGCCAAGAGTGGATTTGCAGATGATCTTAAGTTACAAACGATTGGTAAGTTAGATTTCTCTAAAACTTATGCTATGGATTTAAACTTCCATTCATCAGAGACAATACCTTTTGTCATCGAAATGCCTGTGCCCATCACTACTCCAGTCATAATAAATAGAGATATGTCTAACCTGTTTGTATCAGAATCGCCTCTCTTGGAGCAGTAATCCGTGGTAGCAGTAAAGAAGTCCGCAAAAATTAAACCATATAAGTTTATCACTACAAGAGTTAGGGTAGACAAGGATGCTCCTAAGCAAGAGAAGGAGTTAGTTACAGCACTCAAAGAGCAGCAAACTGCAATCAATAATCTTGGCACTACTGTCAATAGTCTTGCTGCAGTCCTAAAAGATTATAGAGACAATCAGGCAAAACAACTTGCTCAAACAAAAGCAGAAAAACCTAAATTTGAAGCACAATATACAACTAGAAAGGGACCTGTAAAGAAAGAAGGTGGTGGTGCTGTAGCAACACCAAAACTATCTCTCCCTAAGATAGGATTCTTGGAAGCTCTGATGAATTTCCTGAAGAGTACTATTGGATTTGGTATTGGTATTGCTGCTTTGGATTGGTTATCTAAAGAAGAGAATAGAGATAAAATTAAAACTACAATCACAGTCATTGTAGATGCCTTGAAGGCAATCACTAAGTTTATTACTAAACAGACTAAGGAATTAGTAGACGATCTGTACACTTTGCTGTCTGAGGATGCAACCCCAGGCGAGAAGTTTGGCGCAGCGATGCGGAGGTTACAAAGTTTTGCTATAGGATTCTTAGCGATTCGCTATTTAAAGAATCCTATGAAGATCGTTAACGATCTTGGTAGTGCATTATCATTCCTCAATAAAAATATTCTCAACTCCAAGAATACTCTTTTAAGAAGAGCAAGTAAACTTGGGTTGATTGTTGGTGCTGGACTTTTAATTAAGGGTGCAATCGATAACAAAGAGGAAATAAAAGAAAAAGCTTCGGAAGCAAAACAAGCAACAACAAACTTTTTGCAGACCAATGAGCAAGCTCAACAGGTCGGTGGTGCTCTTACCGCTAGCAGAGATGCACTACAGGCAGGACTGTCTAGATCTAGTGGTGGTGGACTTCCCCTCCGTGCAGGTGGTGGTTGGATCAACGGACCACAAACAGGTTATCCTGTATCAATGGATGGTGGTAGGACTACTGCATTCATTGGTCATGGTAAGGAATATGTTGCTCAGAAAGCAAATGGTGGATTTGTAATTCCCGTTGATACTCCTGCAACTAGGGGCAATCCAAACCTAACAGGTTTACGGATGAATCAAGCAGCATCAGCAGGATATAATCTTGGTGGTATGTTTGCAGGGACTGATAAGCAGTCCAATGCAGATCAAATGCTGGCATTAAAGGAAAAGCGAGGAATTCGTAAATTTGCCGCTGGCGGTGAGATGGATAAGTTTGACTTCGCAAAGTATGGTAAGAAGTATAGACATCCCAATGGTGAC